GTCGAAGTTAAAGGCCGCGCGGGACTTCCCAGTACGGGGAGCACCTGTGAAAACGCAGGTTGTCGTCTTAAAGTCCCTCTCCTCGGTACGGGCGTGCTTGTACTGCTGAAAGCCTCGGTGGTACTTGATGGCTGCGGCGAAGTGTTCATCCGCTTCGGCGATCTCCCAGATGTCGCGGCCTCGGTCAAGCTCCTTTTTGAAGTCCAGGATGTCGTTTCGCTTTCCTTGGGCGGCGGTGGCACTGGCGATTGACGCATCAGGTACTGACTGTAGGTCGCCGTAAACATGAACAAGGTCCATTCGTTCAGGGTCGCGTTTTTGCTTCCCTTTCCAGACTTCACTCGTACAGTAGTCACTCGCCTGAGTCGGTGTGCCTTTGGCACGTTCAATATGGGCACGAGGCGAAATGAGACGCTTGACGGTCGCAGGCTGCTTTCTATTGGTAAAGGCAATATAGCCCTGGAGATGTTTCGTTCCAGTTTCTCCCACTTCAGCTTGGAAGGCGTGGTACATAACTTTGTTTGCTTCAGCAGTATGTATTGCCCGAAGTCGCAGTACATCATCGTTCGTGTAATTGTTAAGAGTGTAGCACCACTGAGTTCCGTAGTAAGCTCCGGCGGTGTCGGATCCATTTGGCATCTTCTAGTAAGTTTCCTTCCTACCGCGCAGTAGTCCGTTGAAGTTGGGTACCGGATAGGTTTAAGCCCGTAAGCTGGATGTCTACTAGAGACTGTTGCTACCACCCTCACGGACTCGATATTTATGCACGCGCGCGGGGTAAAAATTATGGGTGTGCATAATTTGGTACCTGGAGGCGTACAGACCATACCTCCCGTAATGACCACGTCACTACGGGAAGTTGGCTGGGTAATACTATACCAGCCAACTTCCAACCCTAGGGCCAGAGGCCGGGTTCGATCCCTACGGGCTCTCCTTTTTTTTCGTGTACATGGTTGCTCCCACCATGCGGATTTCCGCTCAGGCGTGGCGACGCCTGGGGTAGATTAACCCTAACCCTAACCCTCCTCGCTACGCTCGTCGGGATGTTTACCTGTTACACAACCCTATGTCTAGCCCGTGGCGCCACGAGGCAAGTTCCCTAAACGTCACATCGCAATTAATTTGTGGTTCGATCAGTTTAATCATTCCTTGTAGCACACACGGCAGTTGTAGGCGACGGCAGGGGCAAGACTTGCGCTGCTGCACTGCCCGATGATGTGGAAGGAGTTGTCCACAATATCGGCGATTGTTCCCCCGCTAACAGCGTTGAAGCGCACAGAAACGGGCTTTCGGAACTTGACGTTCATCTTGAATGTTCGGATTAAGCCTTGCTGCACAATACCGCCCGTTGATCCGGTATCGTTAGCAATGTTTGGGTTCTGGAAGGCCATGTTTTTGTCCTTGAGTACACGGAAGCGCCCGAAATTGTCCAAGGATTGGAATACAGTGTTCACAACGAGGGCGGAGGCGGTAGTTGGGTCACGCATGAGCTGTTCGCCTTGGGCTTGAGCGGCGTTGGTTTGCATGTCTTGGTAGAGGATGAGGCGGACGTTGCAGGGTGTATCCCCGGCTGCTACGCTGCCCTGAATGGGAACTTGGACGATTCCACGGACTTTGATCTTGTGCACTTTCACTTCGCGGCCGACACGCTGGTTGATGGCAGAGCCCACCGTAGGAGCGAACAGAGTGTCAATGGAAGCGACGGGGACGGTGTCTGGGTCAAGCTCCGTTCCGGCCCAGCTTGAAGAGGAGGCAGTAATGTTTGTAGAGGCTAGCTCGCTGTCGAAGTACTTCATTTCACCTCGTCCGTATACTCCTCGGGTACGGGCCACTGTCGCATAGCCAGGTCTCGCCGGGCGGCCCATAGGCGTATACGAGCTTGTACGCGGTTGATAACTCCTTTGAGGGTACCTCTTAAGCCAGGTCCTAGACGGAGGCCTACGGTAAGCACGATTAGACATAGCGATAAAGTTTCAATCTTTTAGTCTGAAGAAGAACTGGAACTGTCGCTTGAAAGCGAAATGTGACTTTTTTCTGACTCGTCAAAATAAAACGCGTCATCGTCTTGAAAGGGGGCCGGTTCCGGGTTGTCACCGTCGGGAATATCCTGGTCCACAATGTAGTCTAGATCGTCCTCGTCAGACTCGGACACAACAACTGGCTTCATGAGACCATTCAAATGGTCCATGAACTCGTCAATAGGTATGGTCGGGATTTCGTCCTTGGGCACGCCGTACAGGGGGAACTCACCCTTTTCCTCGGGCAAAGGGATGAGCTCATCGAGCATAGGGTGCCACACTATGTGGGACTTGCACTGGACGAGACAATGGAACTCTCTATCCTTGCAGAGCTGCTTGTGGGCCTCGGTCTCGGGTTCGAAGTACTCCCACCAGATGTCGATACGCTTGAGGAAGGCGTTGATATCCGCTTTAATCTCGGCCCAGTTGTACCAAGCCGTCGGCGGATAGTTGGAGGTGATAACAAGGACTTCGGGTCGGAACTGGAGGAAGCCTCCCTTGAAGGGGACCTGGACCGGGTAGGCATCGCATAGTCGAAGAAGTTGGTGGGCGGGGAAGGCGGCGTGAAAGTCGTCAAGGATAATTGCTCGGTGGCGTGCAGGGTCGTAGCCGTCCCACCATTGGGCTCCATTGGAGAGTGGAGCGACAAAGGCACTGTCGAAGTTAAAGGCCGCGCGGGACTTCCCAGTACGGGGAGCACCTGTGAAAACGCAGGTTGTCGTCTTAAAGTCCCTCTCCTCGGTACGGGCGTGCTTGTACTGCTGAAAGCCTCGGTGG